TTTTTTCCACCTTTTTTCCACCCCACGCCCTAGCAAGCGACTCCATAGCCGAGGGATCCGCGAGAATGGCTCGATCGCGTTCCGAAAAGAAGGACTCCTCAACTGCCTTACTAGAAATACGTTCAAAGGCCGGGTCACAATCTGGGATACTCTCGTCAAAGGGCTTGAAGCGCTCCCTCATAATGCTTTTCAGCGGGAGACTTCTTACCTTCGCCTGGAGAGTATCGTTGGGGCCCAGAGGTATGACCGGAATCCGAGGTTCGCCCTTCATATGCGTAAACCCGTCCACGTAAACTCTTCCCATGCTTTCCCACTTCTTCAGGAGACGGAACTCCAAGATGTACCTCTCAAACGACCAACCGGAGTCAGCCAAGAGACGTAACTGAAGAATGAGGGATCGGGGATTGAATTTCTTGACACGTGACTTGGTCCAGCGAAGGGTTCGTCCTCCGGAATACCTGTGACGCATGATCGCCTTGAGGTCGTCTTTATGCACGAAGCCTTTTTCAGAGGGACCGTCCTCCACGAGCTCGCATAGGTCTCCTATGGATACTTCACCCGATTCTACGTCGGCGAATGTGAACTGCGGCTTCTCGACCTTGAACCTTTCGGTCCAATTGTAAGGTCTCGAGAAATCCGCCCACAGGAGTCTGCGATACTGGAGGTCCACGTCCATGACCAGAGGCTGCGACATCCCACCTAATGAGAGTGGTACTTCAGGGAGAAGCATGACATCGATCTCTAGGACATCGGCATTAAGAATAGGAGAGCGGAGGAGGTTGATCCATGACTCGTCGGGAACAAGATGAGCACTCCCAGTCACATTCGTCACCATCGAAGGGAGAACCGCACCGACTTCACACCACGACTCCGTGTCCCAGAGTTGCGAATTGATGGTGAAGTATCTCTTGTCGTACGGGCTCTTCGACGGTTCCGGGACACCTCGGGTAGGAGCAACCGCGTCCATCCAGTCGATCACCGCTTTCTGACTAATGAAATCGTCACCGTTGACGCCGAACTTCTTGCATCCTTTTACTGCCTTCCTCAAACTCTTGTTCTTAAGCAGTAGGAGTGTGTCAGTCATCCCATGCATCTCAAAGCCGATTAAAGCTCCGATCAAACAAAGGACGGGGAATGAGAAGTCTGACGCCATGAGCTGACCTGCCGACTGAGCTCCTTCCACCACGGTTAACTGACC